GGCTGATAGCAAAATAACGAAGAAAACCGTCCACAACTCGTCTTTCCACGAGTCTTGACTGGCTCGTGCCTGTTCAAGCTCCCATGCTCCATCTTGTTCTACTTTTTTTGTTTGTGCCTCTATTTTGGCGACAGCAAGTTTTTGTTTGGCTTGCGCCTTCTCAGCACGGTTCTGCATCCAAGTTCCGGCAAGATTAGCTACGGGACCTATCAGTGCTTGTAACATTATTTCTTTCCTGCTTTGTGTACTTTTTGAATATCAAATGACGCAAACAGACTAGCTCCTTTGTGAGGCTTAAATTTGCCAGTGTGTTTCATCAAATTGTAAGATGACCCTGATTTCATCCAATGAAAACCTGCGGGTGCTTTTATACGTTTCTTTGCCATGTTAACACTTCCATCTTTTACGAGCTTGACGTAATCTGCTGTTAGGGTTCTTAGCCGCTTTTGGAAACTTCTTCATCTGTCCAGCGGAACGTGCACAGTATGATTTACGACGTGCTGCACGGGCTTTACTACGAGGTTTGTCCTCAGTTACTGCTGTCTTCAGCTTGCTGCCGGGGTTTTTACGGCGGTAGGCAGCTACGCCCGCCTTTGTCATGCCCGCACCAGCTTTGGTGGGGCGAAAATTCTTTTTGTTACGTTTTGGCATTTTGTCTTGTTTACGAGCCATAGTTATCTCCAGTGAGATGGGGGA